CGCACCTTGCCGATCTCGACGCCGCGAAGAGTGCAGCTGTTTAGAATGTGATTTTGAACTGAAGCGAGATTCTCGCGCTTGGTCGCTTCAAACAAGCCGCCGTTGGCGACCGCTTCATCCAGATGTTGTTCCCAAGCATCGACCGCGTCGGCGAACGTCCGCTCGTCATCCGCTACGCCGCCCGCGCTGATCTGCGGTGCGATGACGGTGTCCCAAAACTTCTGCGCCTGCTTTGCCGTCGTAAATGGGGTCTTGGCTTCGTCGGTGAAATAATAGCCTTGAGGAACAAGACCTCGCTTCTGCTCGCCGCGGCAGCTGATCCGGTAGCGCTTCTGTCCTTTGGCGCGCTCGGTCTTCTTACCATCCAGTGCGATCTTCATAATGACCCCCAATTCTTATGACAATGTGTCACTAATATGGGGGTTATTGGCATGGATTGCAATATTTTGCGTGACCAAAGCGTGACCAGACATAAAAAAAGAGCCACCCGGAGGTGGCCCTGACTTCTAATTCTCTATGTATTTCAGCGGTTTAAGTGGCGGGAGTGACGAGACTCGAACTCGCGACCTCCGGCGTGACAGGCCGGATTTCTGCGCTTTACCAGCCTAAGCTATCGACAAAATCCGCAGTTTTCAGCGGTCTCTACATCACAACCATTTAGTTCAAAAACTGGTGCGCCGTATCTTTGCGTGACCAAAGCGTGATCAGATCCTGCTCTGACTACTCCACCGCTTCCGCCGTTCCTTCTATCATCAACGGATCCTCAGCCGCAACCGCAACAGGCGTCTCGTCTCTGCCGGTCGACATCCACGTCAGCGTGATCGCCCCCCCGCTTCCCTGGCCGTTCACAATTGCTTGCCCCTTCTCGCCATACATCGTCGGGTACAGGCGTGATGACAGCCAGCGGATGTGTTGGGAATAATCCCGCATGGCGGCGACCTGCTCCTTGTTCCACTCGTTCCTGCCATCGATGACCGCCTGGTAACGATGCAACACGTCGTCGTTCAGGATGGTGACGCCGACGCAATTTGCGTTGCGCAACGTCTTGTCCAGGTCCGCATCATCTGCGCGCCAGCGGTTCACGGTACGCCGCCCGACCCCCGCCGCGGAGCATGCCTGCGTATAGCTGAGACCATCGTGCAGCAGGTTCACCAGCGCATCGATTGCCTCTGGCGTCTTCTTACTTACGCCCATGTCACGTCTTCTCCTGTTGCCATCATCTCGGATAGTCGGACAGCACGCTGCCCAACCTGGTCAGCCCACCTGCTATCCAGCATCTCGACCGACGCCTGGTCGTAGCGTCGCGCCTCGACGTGGTCGAGTGTTGCGGTGAATTTGCACAGACCGGCGACGCCTAGATTGAATGCCATATCGAGCAGCACACGCTGGCGTACCTCGTCCAGCTCGTCCAACCATGGCAGGCGCCTCTCCAGCTCAGCACGGATTGCGAGCACGTCCGACCGCAGCAGGAACCTTGCTTCTGCCTCGTTGCGTAACCCGACGTGTTCCAGGTTGCGGCCCACGCCGATCGTCCAGATCCCGACGGTGTCTTTATACATGTCGAGGCGCAGACCCTCATGCTCGATGAGCTGCTGCTCTAGTGCGTCGAGGTTCATTTCGTGTGCTTCATATTTTCTCTTGCAACGCCGCGCCACTTCTCAGCGGATCTCATGGTGCCAAGGCCAAGCAGAGACATGGTCAACGGGAACAAGCCTTCAGAGGGTATCGATGGAATCGGTGTGCCGGGCGCCCAGAGCGTGACCGCCCAGATCACGATCGGTTGCAGCAGGAATTGCCAGCCTAGTGCAATCGCGCAAATCCACATGATTGCTGGACGTGCACCTGCCACGAATATGGACGGGTGCTTGGCTTGCTCGATGTTCGCCTGTGACTGCGCGAGCATGCCCGCAGCCTCTGCCTGAACGAGCGCCTTCTCCATCTCGACCTTGGCCTTGGCCTGCAAATTCTTGTCTGGCACCAGACGTTCGATGACTGTGCTTGCAACCGGCAGGATTGAGCTAATCAGAGCGCTAATCATTTATGTTCCCCGTTATGCATCGACCGCAGGGCGCTGACCTCAGTTCGCAGAACCGAGATCAGTGTTTCAAACTTGGACAGTTCTCGATTCCGCGCAGCGAGAATTTCCGGCGCGTTCATCTTGCTGAGAATGTCGAGGCGCTGCATTTGTACGCCGACAAGATTTTCTAGCTGATCTCCGCGTACGTCAGCCGCACGCATGCGCTGCTCTTGATCTTGGATCTGCTCGATGAGGACTTTTATTTGTTGGCGCGCAACGGCAGCAGCACCGATGACGGACACGCCCATTCCTGCCAGAGTGATGACGAGCTTGAGGTCGACCTCCATCGATCACTCGCCATCATCTGCCGTCTCGTCTGCGGCAGCAACCTCTAGCTCCGCAATCCTGGCAGCGAGGTTCGCGCACCTGTCGATCGAGGCGTGTAGCTGCCCCCTCAATTCCGAGATCACGGCGAGAACGGCAGGCGCAGGGTCAGGCATCGGTAGCGCCGTCGTACACGTCGAGAGATTTGATTCTGGTATATGCCAGAGCGATCAGGTTCGATCCCTCGTCTCCGATGCTGAAATCAAACTTATGGTGATCCATTTGCGGGCAGGCGAGCGGCATGGCAAGCTCACCCTTGTCGCGCTCGTCCTTACTGACGAAGACATCGACGTCGACCATCAGGCTGTAGCCGTCAGACCCAGCTTTCTTGAAAACCCGTGCGGATTGAACCCTGACGTAAGCGTTAGATGCGGTGGCGCCGCCTTTTATCGGCGCATTATGTTCTAGTGCCATCAGTTTATCTCCTCTGTGAGCATGGCGGGGCGACCAGATTGAGCGAACATGTGGGTTTCGAATTCGTCTCTAATTCCCGGCAAGCGCTTTTCAATGGTCTCCAAGAACGCCATAAAATTCTGGCCCATGTACCACGTCGCTCCCATGTTTAATTTGATGACGCCTTGGATTGAGAACATGTCGGGGCGACCCTTGTCGGGATGATCTGATCCGGCCACACCAATCTTTTTGAGGTGTTCCCAGTCCGTCCCGATCATGCTGTCCCAGGCCGAGTCGATGATGCCACTCGTGGATTGCGCCTTGTCAAGCATGCGAAGCGCAAGCATGTCGTCGTGCTCGTCCAGCGCTGTCGCCCAAGATGTGTCAGAAGCGTGAACAGTTCCATCCCCCTTGAAGAGAACGTGCGTAGTATTCCTGTTCATAATATTCACGAGGTTTGCAGTGGACCCCATGTCGTCATGTGACGTGCTTCCGTCAGTTTTATACCCTCGAAGCTGCACGCAAGCTGGAGATGAAGTCGTATCCGAAGTAGACTCCGTTGCCACAAAACCCGTTATATTGTGAGCGTTGTTTGTCTCGGAAAACGCTTTGAAAGACAAACCACCAACTCCTGCACCAGCTTTTGTCAGTTGTACATAGGTGTCAGCTTCGGCAAGCGCCGTGAATGGATGCGCTATATCAGAAGATTTTAGACCAAAAATTGAGTCATCATTATGTGCTTGGTTAATTGTAATTGCTGCACCGGCTGCGAAAGTATTAGCAGTATCAGATAAAAACAATCGCTGATCGGACAAACGCATCTCCTCAGCACCCTGCGATGCCCAACCCAATATTCCTGCGGATACCCAAAACATCCCCGTGTCAGTATCAGATGTGAATGTGTATGATGGTGACCCTGCACTACCGTCTCCTGTCCCAATAGTGGTAGCAGTCAATGCCTGTGCAGCGATGGTACTTCCAGACTGTGCGGTAAATGTATTAGCCGTAAACTGAAAGTCATCAGCACCAGCAATACGAATATCAATTTGATCATCCGTATCTGCGGTTATGCTCGTATCTGCATCAAGATCGAGAATAAATTCCTGTCCGTTCAGATCTCTATCTGCGAATACATCGGTTGGTTTTGCACCTAAATACGGCATATTATTGATTCCTGTTATTCGCTATCTCTAGCTGCTCTATTTTTATAATCAGACCTTTCAAGAAGGGCCTCCTGCAAACCCAAGTCCGTGGCAGGCATCGTCTCGACGGATGCATCAGCTTTAAGAACCGCCGTGGCTTGCGTTGCCATCCGCTTCCCGCAGTTGTTCACCTTGCCAGCGACCGCCGCCTGTACCCAGGCGTCAATATCCAGCAAATCGTTGAGCAGGACTTTCTCGTTATGGTCCGAAATATTTACGGTTACAGTTAGTGCCATTTTTAGTTCCTTTCTAGGCGACTAAATGAATCGAGAGGGTGCTGTTTGACTTCCAGTCCACGACCTTGCTCCCGTTGAAAACATAGATGGTTATGACGATAGTGTCTGAGGCGTCGGCATCAACGAGGGTGTGGCCGGTCATCGTCATCTTCGGATCGGGCTGGCTGACGTTGTAGCCGTGGACATCAAAGAGATCGATGCTGCGATTGGAAGCCGCAACGAGCGCCCGTGCTCTG